CGGCGTCGTCGAGTGACTTCTTTAGCGGGGCCGCGTTGCCGGAGATCGTGACGGAGATGAGTGCCATTAGCCGACTCGTTTGTCGTCTAGGTCGTATTTTTTGATGAGGTCGTCGACGAGTTTTTCGTAGCGGTCTTTTATTTCGTCGCGTCGTCCGTCGATCGCGTCATAGAAGAAGGGTTGCGGCTTGATCCTTCGAGCGGGCCAACCGAAGTGAATCGGCCCGGCGTAGGGGACTTCTTTTCCGCCGCCCGCTTTTACTCGGGCCGATGTTTTTGATGCGGCTTCCCGGATGGATGCGGCGAGTGCACCGGAGAGCACGGGGACGAACTTCTTCGCGTCTCCGGCTATCGCTGAGGCGATTGCCTTATTGACCGGGAGGAACTCTTGGGCGCGGTAGTCAACGTCGTCGGAGAGGTTTTTGAGTTGACGGCGCACCGATGCAAGGCCTTCTACTTTGACGCCGCCCTGCGAACCTTCGACGCGGTAGCCGAACGTCCCGGTCGTAGCCATTAGCGAGCCCTCTTTCTTTGTTCGTTTATGCGGCGCACTCCATCGTAGAGCGCCCAGATGACCTCGGGCGGTGTTCTCATGAGTGCGAGCGGATCAATGCGCGTGTGAAGCGCGAGGTCTGCTATTTCTCGGGCGACTCCGCCGCCCGCGATTAGTTTCCCGGGCCGTCCTCATGCCCGACGCCGGCGACTTCTTTGACCCATTCGTCGAATACTTTCGTCACTTTGCCCGAGTTTTTTTCGGCGAGCCATGCGAGATAATAGAGGGACTCCATCTTCGGTTTCGTGTTCGGATCGAATGCTTGCGAGATGGAGACTTTCGCCCATCGCTCGAATGCGATTTGTGAGTCTGCGTACACCGGGAATGTTTCTTGCGTTCCGTCCTTCCGCTTGACGGTTACGGAGAGGTCAAGCATTACGCGATCGCCTGCACTATCGCGCCGCCCGTGTAGGTTGCGGTTACTTGCACGAGTTCGCCTACGTTCACGACGATCGGCAAGGTAGCGAGGAACGCCCCAGAATGCGTGTATCGGGGCGCGCTAGCACCCGGCGCGCCGGTGAGCGGTGAATAGACGATGGTCACGGATGAGCCGACGTCGCCGAAGATGGCTTGTATCGCTTCGCCTGATGCGAAGGTGCCCATCACGGTAAAGGTCGTCTCGGATGACTGCAAGCCTGAGACGAATGTTCGGGAGGAATCTTTGAGCGAGGTGCTCTCTAACGCGTCAACGGTCTTCGTCATCGTGATCGAGACAAGTTGGTCGGCGAGATCTACCGAGTCGACGGTGAATGTGTCGGCGGCTCCGAGGAATGTTGCTGTTGGCATGAGTGACTAGTCCTTTGTTGTGTCGGATGCGTCCTTGCGGGCGCCTCGCGGTTTCTTGGGTTCATCGTAGCCGACCTCTGCGATGAGATTCTTCATTCTTGCCCGGTCAAGGTCTATGCCGCAGAGTTCGAGGCCGTCGCCCGAGACGATGTCGCCTTCGGAGAATCCTGCGAGTCGGCGGGAGGTGACGCGGAACTTGTTCATCCGTAGCACACTACCTCGAAGCGGTAGGCGAGCATCTCGACGCCCGACACGGTCACGGATAGCGGTGCAGCGCGTAGGCATCGGACGCTCGTGACGGTTCCGTTGAGTGTCTGGTCGGCTTCGATTTTGGTCTTCACAGAGTTCGTGCCGGTGGCGGTGAGGATCGAGTCGAGGAAGTCTTGGGCGGCTCGGTCGCTCATCCGTCCGGTGATGACGGTGACGTCGAGGTTCGCGGTATCTGCTCCGCGTTTCATGACGAGATCCCAGTCGATCGAGAGGTTCCCAACTATGGCGGCGGGCGGGACTATGTGTTCCGGGATGGTGTCATAGGAGCGGAGGCCCGTGATGTTTAGTTTCGCTTTGAGTGCGTCACGAACTGCGGACGGGGTCACGCGACTACCTCTCGGCGGTACGCCCGGACGATGGCGGAGATGTCGCGCCCTAGTGGGCTCATGCGAATCGCGCCGAGTTCGGAGAGGCCGAGAACGCCACCGACGGACGATGCTCGTTTGACGTAGTCGGCGGAGAGGATGAGGCAGGCTTCGACGACGTCGTCGGGGGGTGTCCCGAGATACCATCCGTATTTAGCGGTGACTTGCACTTGTGGACGGCGCGAGATAGGCAGCGGGAAGAGGTCGTTTCCGACGATCGTGACTTGTGTAAAGGGCCGCTGCTGCTGCGGGGCTGTTACCGGGTCGAGGATGTAATCGGTGTTGAGTGTGAGGACGTCGGTGTAGTTGCCGTTGCCGGTGGCGTCGAACGCGACTTGCAATCCGTCTTGGGAGCCGATGTCGTCGACGAAAAGAGTGTAGAAGTCTGTCGTCCGATAAAGACGGGCGGTCGCGTTCGCATCCATGAAGAAACGGCGATTCGCGATTCGGTCAATGGTGCGAGATGCCGCTTCGATGGCCTGCTCGATCGTCGTCGTTTCGTCGGCGGTGATCGTGCTCATGTTGGCATACGCCTGAAATGCGGCGAGCGTCGTGTAGCCGTTAGTGATCGCCATTAGTCCGCTCGTTTCCGTTTCTTTTTCTTGGGAGAATAATCGTCGCGGCCCGGAAGCGGATCATCTGCTGCTCGACTCAAGGAGGCGAGAGGAGCCTGCGAGATGCCGAGCCGCGACGACGCCTTTGTCGTAATCGCGCTTTGATGGAGCCCTTGAGAGACTCGGATCATGCCGCTCATGATCCGAGTCTACTTAGGGTGCCGAACCTAGAAGGTCGGAGTGATGAGGCCGGTTCCGCCGATGAGGGCGAATGCGTTCGGGTAGCGGTTGGCTGTGTAAGCCGAGTACCCGTAGACCACCATCTTCACTTCGAGTTCTGCCGACTTGACATCCTCGAAACGCAGCATGAACGGAGCGCCTGCGCCCTGTTCCCAGAGGTGCGACTCTTGGGTGTTGCCGACGATGATGACGTCTTCGTTCGTCCCGGTGCCGTTCGTCGTGGTGACGTTGGCGTCGGTGATGACTGGGAGTCCGGCGATCGTGTAGCCCGAGTTGCCGTAGACGACGGAGCCGTTGCCTACTGCGAATGCGTTGGTTGGGCCGTTCGACTGTGGCACGGCGAGAGGACGCTTCGCATCATCGACCGCTGCAAGGATGAACGCCAGTCGGCGAGGGTGCATGAGGATAAAGTTCGGGCCACCGAAGTAGTTCGTCTGAATCCTCTGGATGCAATCCATAATCTTCGGATAAAGTTCGCCGACTGTTGGCGATGCATCCGTGTAGGTCACGACTTGCGTGATGGTGTTCGTCAACGATGTCGCCGATGTCGTCACGTTGAGCGCGTCGAGTTGCGTATGGTACGCACTCACGAGGTCAGCCATGACGAGGGAGTCGATACCGGTGCCGCGCTCCAATGACTGACGCGAGACATTCTGTTGACCGGCAACGGTCACGACGCTTACGTCAAGTTTTGTGTCGTCGATGTTCGTCTCTTGCACGGCGGAGCCTTCGGTCTGAACTGCGACGGCTGAGCCGGTCGTGACCTTCGAGATCGAGAGGGTGAGTCCCGCGTTCGGTAGGGCGTGCTTGCGTGAGACATCCATGAATGGACGTCCGGCGCGTGCGAATGGTGCAGCAAGGTCGGTGAGGAACTGAGGCACGACTAACCCGGCGAAGTTTGCCGAGGTGACGTCACGCTTCTCGATGCGCTCTTCTTGTTGGTGGCGCGAGATGCGCTCACGGGCATCGAAGTCGCCTAGCACTTGAGCGGCGAACGCGTCACGGAGGAACGAGTTCTGGCTCTCTGGGTGATAGGTGCGCTCTTCGCGGGTGATGCGGGCGGGCGATGTTTGACGGGTTTCTACCTTCGAGCCGTCAACCTTTGCGGCTAACGCTGCGGCGGCATCCTTGCGGACTTCGATGTCTGTCACTTGCGCGATGCGCTCGTCGAGTTTCTCGATCTCTTTGGCGAGTGCTGCGACGTTGGCGGTTTCGACTTCTGAGATGTCGCGGTTTTCTTCGGCGGCACGGTTCAGAGTTGCGTCGATGAGGTCAGCCTTTTGGCTGCGCTTTTCGTGGAGTCCTGAGAGGAATGAGTTCATGAGTTCGGTGATCCTTTGGAGTAGTTGGGCTGTGCTCTCCGGGTGCTCTAGCTCTTCGTGGCGGGTGTCCGTTGCCGGAGGTGCGCTCTTCGATAGGCCGAGGGTGCGGTCGTGAGAACGATACTAGCGGGAGGTTGAGCGTTCCGTCAATGACTGATACTCGCGCATGATTCGAGTCGCCCATGCGCGCCCGGCGTCGCCTCCCCATAGCGCCCATGCGATACGCCCGGCTGACGGGTAGCCATCTTCGCCCGGGCGGAATCCTTGCGCTTCTTTGTCGACTTCGTGACGGGCGAAGAAACTAATCATCCGGGCGATGGATGTAATCGAGAGGTTTCGGCGGTTGACGATGTCGCGGGCTCGGGCGACTCCGACTTCGGTTCCGCCTCGTCCGAATGTTTGACGCCATCCGAGGCCGAGTCGCGCCTCTCTGACCATCGCATCGTTCGGCGCGTAGGACTCTTGACGTTGTTCGGGTTTCGGTGCGCGGGGATGACCGGGATGCAGTAGGTCATTGTCTCCGATGTAACGCGGATTCTGTGGTCGCCCGGTGCGTGAGAGGTAGAGGAACGCGTTCACTCGGGCCATACTCCAGGCTTGCCGAGAGATGCCGGGGCGATGGCTCGTTGAGTATGCGCCGGAGCCACGACGGTAGACGGAGCGAAGTTTTCCGACGGTGACTCGCGCCCAGACTGGGCGATCGTCGGCGTTCATCGCTTCGTTATGGGCGTCGCTTTTGTTTTGGAGTGCGGTTTCGGTGGCGGCATTGAGTTCGATGTCGGCTCCCGATCCGGCAGCGGAGCCGGGCTCGTTGACCTTTGAGCCTTCGATCTGGTCTTCTGGTGGTGCGGGTTCGCTCGGTTGGCGCACTTCGACGCCTTGCCATTTGTTGCAATACCATCCGCCGCGAACGTAATCCTCCCAGAGTGTGCAATAGGCGAGAAGGTCG